TAAATAAGTCTCAGTAAATAACTTTTTAAAGTGTTTGTTTTTCTCCAGGAAAATCAATGCATCAGCCAGTTCTACTTTGTCCCGTTCTGCTCTAATGTTTAACTCAATCTTTTCTAAATTTGTCATAGTTTTATTCCTCTTTGTGTCCTCCTGCGATATGCTGCAGTGAGCTATTATAGGTTATACCTGAGTATAAATATACTGGTCAGGCAGTAGCTTTTTCTGGTTTAACGGTATCGGATATTATTTTAGTAGTCAAATCATTTTGTGCTTTTACATCTAACTTTTCCAACTCTCGGGCTTGATTTACTCCGGATTCTTGTTCTAAGTAACTTAAATCTTTATTATCAGCATCACTGGAGATATCTCTTGTTTTAGCGCCCTCAGTACCTGCTTTTGCCTCATTAAGTCTACCCTGAGTAATCTCACGGTAGCCCTTCTCACCGTTCAGTTCCGCTTCAGCAGCATGCTTGGTTGCCAATGCTTCTTCTTTAGCAATCTGAGCTTTAAGTAGATATATTTCTAATTCTCTCTTTGCTTCTTCAATTGGATCAGGTTTGGGCTCATACTCTTCAATCTTTTTAGCCATACCAGGCATCTTTCTTAAAGTAGCAATATCAGCAAGAATCATATTCCTTAAATCAGGGTCCATATTATTACCGGTAGTCTGAAGCATGAAAGCTAATTCCTCTGCTTTCTTATTATCAGCTTCAGCAGTACTTATGCTTAACTCAAGATCAAAATGACCAGCAAGATCATCTCTACGGATCGGAATGAATCTTTCATTGGTTACTCTAATAATTTCTTCTTCAGATAAGAATTCAGCATTCATACTGATCATCTTACGACCAATCTGGATTATACCTAATGCAAGGCGCCTAAGTATACCAAATTCACGTTTACTAGCTGCATCTAAGGCATCCCTACCACCTCCGACACTATCGCCTAATGCGCGGCTATTTATACCCGAATGGAAGGCCTTCACACCGGTAAGACTCTCAGCATCAGCATTCTGCATAGCAATCATATTGGGGGCTGAAGCAGGTATTTCCGGAAAGGAGTGCATATATACTGCTTGACGGGGATCCATTACCTGATTAAATACATAATCCTCACCCCTATCAAATTTACGTTTATTAGTAAAATCAAGGAAACCTTGTTGCATGCCAGTCTGACTATTAGCTGATCGACCCAAAAGATCAATCATACCACGAGTGGTAGCACCAATAATCTGTTGATTCTCAATCAGTAATTCACCATCAGGTTGACCATAAAGGGATTTACGTACTGGCAAATACACTGCTTTAACAAAGGGATGTTCTTTATCCGGGAAAGGGTTCTCTTCCATACGGATCTTACGATCATTAACCCAAGCAGCAACAATGGGTACTACTGTACCATCACCATGGATATCCCAGTCACCCCAGTACTGTTGCACGGTAAACTGCTTACGGGGTTCATCAGTAAAATTAAAAGAATCATTATCAGGTGTCTCTTCATAATCCGGATCAGTTAAAGGAGAAGAGGCTTCTTTATTTATATGCTTTAAATTATGATACTTACCGTCTTTCTTTAAACCGGCTACTGAAGCTTTAAAAGTCTCACCAATAAAACCTGCCTTACGAATATCACCACCACAGGACGGATCCATAACAAGATTTTTATGCTCCATCACTTCAAGAACTGGTTGATTCTTTGTTTCCTTCATTACTTTCTCAATACGAACACCAATTTGATTGGGTGTAACCGCCTGGCCAGTTGTAGCAAATATTTGTAATGTTTGATCCATCCCGGGATTGCTGTATTCTTCGTACACATCCCGGTTATCTTTCTTAAGTTGCAATAGCTGAATGTATTTAGGAATAGTTTGCTGCAGTACTTCCGGATCAGTAATAGGAATAAATTCGTATTCAGGAATCTCTTCCTCAACTTCCTCTTCTTCTGAATCCCAGCCTACTTTAACAATGACAGTACCTAGATCAACAGCATCCCGGATATAGGCATCAATAAAATTTACTTTATCTATCTTAGTATTAAACTGATTATTCAGTACCAGAGCATTTTGTTTAGCCCGGTCTCGGTCACCAGCAGTAATTGGATTTACATTAAAAATATCTGAAGTACTTAAGAATGGTTCAGATAAAGAAGAGTACCGCCATTCAGCCTGCTTCCGGATAACCTTGGGCACAACAGAAGATCTACCTTTTGCAGTGGTAATCTTAGCAGCTCCAGTAATATTTAAATTCTCTAACCAGGTATCAACATTATTGATATGCTTATCATAGTCCGACCGGGCATCATCTAAATTTTGTTTCAAATCAGCGATAGATGGCTCATTAGCCCAATCAGTAAGTTTTGTTTTAGCTGTATCTTCCATGTGATATATCCTATTTAAATATGTTTACTATTCTTTTGGAAATCTATTTTTAGCTGAACGACAAACAGCATCATATGCTTTAAGTTGCTCTTTACTTTTTTTTCTTTCTTTTGGGTCATCACTACGCAATTTAAACTGTATATCTAAATAATCATTTGAATCCGGGTATAACCACTTACGGAAAGTTGTATAGTATTTCTTTTTAAAAGCAACAGGTTCTTCACCTAAATTAATAATTGCTTTATTAAAATTATCTTCTGAATCTACATATTGTTTTAAACTGAACAAATTAGTAACAGGAAATTCTGGATAAGGTATTGTGGGCTCTGTAACAACTAAAGTTTCAGGATTAATTATACAAGTTTCTTCATACCTTTGATCACATAAAATTTCTGTGACTGGATCAAAATTAAGTTTAGCTTGATGAAGCGAACAACCTAAGTATTTTACAACTTTACCTGTTACTTTATTAAAAACTGTATATTCATTATTTTGCATAATTCCTACTTATATGAAATCATTACTATAATACAAGGATAGCCTGTTGCGCCACCTAAAGTACCCTGTACTTTAAAAGAATATGAACCGGCTGCTACTGTTGACCAAGTTCTGCCACCAGAGTACATTCCTCCCTCACCACCAGCAGACCATATGAGTGTTGTACCTGCATAAAAATTAACAGTACAAGTAGTATACCCTACCATAGAAAACTGTACGGATATGTTTGCAGTAGAATGTGTAGAAAAATTATGAGTTAAAGTGTAATCAGTAGAAAGTCCACTATCTCCAGTAATCTCTGTTGCGGCATTAGCGTCAAGTTTACCAGTATTAACAGCTAGATCTTGGATATTACCAGTAGCAATAATATCACCGGTAACAGTTAAAGTAGAGCCATTCCAAAGAATACTTTTGGAGGAATTACCAAAAGCTAATTTATAGGTCCCACCATCATAGCCCATCCAAAAACCAGCAGTTGGATCAGCATGCGAAGTTTTACCCCCTCTAAGGCTTCCAGTGGTTCCAACATTCAGTAAACCAGTATTAACAGAAAGAGCGGCTAAATTAGATACATTTATTTGGTTTGCAGTAATAGAATTAGTATAAATCTTTCCGCCATCAATAAAGGTTTGTCCTGGATATTTCCAGAGTACCGTTGAATTGTAGCCAAGTACCCCATTTGCAGCATCAGCAAGAACTGCAGCACCGCCATTTAATTCCCCAACAGTTATTGCTCCAGTATTTATTAAACTTGTTTGAATTTTAGTTCCTGAAATAATAGTGCCATCTAGGTTGCTAAAACCAACAGAAGATAAATAAGCCATAGCAGCTAAACTTAAAGCTGACTTAACAGATGCAGGATCTGCACCAATTGAACCAACAATTAAAGTTGTGGGGATATTTACATAAGTAGAATTTAAACTAATAACATCACCAGCTACTGAAAATACAGGATCAGCCGAAGTACTGGTTAACACTTTAAAAGTGTCAGCGTTAACAATAAATTCTGATTTAGTATCATCTGGTTGAGCTGTCCAATAAGCCGGGTCTACACCAGGAGCATTGCCTGCAGCAGACGTATGAGCTAAAATACAAAGATAAACTACATTACCATAAACAACTTTAACGTCTAATGGGTAGTCTTCGCCACTGAGCCAAATAGGATTAAGTAATAACTGAAAACCGGTTGCATAAGATTTACCATTACCATCTTCAACAATGTTTACTGCAAATTGATTAGCCAATAAAGTTTGGGTGGCCTCTAAAGAATATTTTGTTGCACCAAGTTTCGTGCTGTTGACTTGGGAAAGAATTTGATTAGCTGAAATTGTAGTTTCTGCAATATTTACTCGACCTGTAACACTATCAGTTGCAATTACTTGTAGATCAATAAGATCTCCTTGAATAGTAAGAGTAGCTGTATTTACATCTGCTTTTCCATTTACTAATATTCGCGCTTCAGACTCTAATATCAATCCAGCAGCATTAATACCAATAGAAGAAGTAAGTGTTTCAATATCTCCACCAGGGCCATTAATAGCCAATACATCTGTAGCAACTAAATCAATATCATCCGCTGTTTGGTTTATTAATGTAGTATGGGCTGAAAGAGAGCCGTTAACAGATGTTTCCAGGTCAGTAACACTCTGACTAATCTGAATAGCAGTTAGCTCAATGCTAGCAGCTCTTGCATTTAATTTACCAGCAGTATCTGCTTTAATATCTACCGCTGAAAGGGCTATCTTCGCATCTGTTGCAATAACTGAAGTCGCAATTAAAGAATTACCGGCACCTAAAGTTAACAGAACATCTGCACCAACACTAACCCATAAATCTGCCAATTTAGTTAAATCAGAAGCAAGACTAGCTGCCATCTGTGTAGAGGTTAATTGACCGGCCAACATTGCTATAACTGTTGCTGTATCATACTTATTACCAACACCCGTATTAATCACAACCACTGGCTTCTCATCACCAAGAACAGTAACCGGTGTTGCGCCGGTAACAGTAATTTGAGGGATTACATTGCCTATAACTGTGACTTGAGAGGTAGAATTATCTGTAACAGTTATTGCAGCAATAGAACTATCAGTAATAGTTACAGTAGGTTGATTATCAGTTACTGTAACGGTTATCACTGTAGGGACTACATTTACAACAGCCATATCGCTCATAGTGTTATTTCGCCAGTAACCTTTACTAAGCCAACAAGAATCTTGTCAACCACTTCAGCAACTACCGGAGGTCCGACAACAGCATCAGTAACTAGTTCCAGGTCATAACGGCCTTCATTAAAAGTTAATGCAGCCGTGTCAGCTGCAGAAATAAACATAGTAAGAGTAGTGGTTACTACTTCAATACCACCATTATCAGTTGTCAACTCTAATAGTGGTACCATTGGGCTATTACCATGTTTTTTAATCCAAGCAGGTCTGATCTGCATACGTACCGAATCGTAAGTACTGAAATCAATTGCTACTCCTGCAGCATTCTCAGCATTAATACCTACTGAAAATGTACCACCTCTGTAAATTGTAATATCGTAATTACCAGGTACCATAATTAAGTCCACCCATTACTTTCAAATTTTTCGGAAGATTCCTCAGTCTTATCAGCCAAACCAAGTAACTCTATTTTTTTACATGAATTTTCATATTGGTACATAAAAGTAGTATAAAGACTTCGCTCACCTTCAGCAGCCTTAGAAGCCTTTCCCTGGAACACCCGGGCAGCAACATAAAGCAATAGGGGCTCTAGTATCCAACTAGGAAAGAATAATTCTACTTCTTCTGGATTAAAGTCATCTTCTACTACAATTTTGGGATAACTGGCCAAATAGATTAAAGTCAGAACTCTTAAAGGATCTTGAGGCGTAAGTCTTATAGTATCAAATGCTTGAGTGAACACCCCCAGATCCGGAAAACGTTTATCATTAAGATGGATTGGATCATCATCAGCATCAATAACTTCAGTAATCTTAATTATATCATCTTCAAAGGGATCATCGCTATCTTCAATTAAATAACCATTAGAGGACACAGCAGCTACAGTGCTGCTAAGGTAATCTGAACGAATTAAATAATGAGTAATACCAGTCTGTTCATAAAGATCAATTCTCTTTTCTTTAAGAGTAAAGCGCTTATAAATCTCAATAAGACCTAAATTTACATTACTAACTATCTTGGGATATTTTTCTTCGGTAATAGTGGATAACACTGAATTGCCTAGAGCCAAATTAGAAAATTCTCCAGAGGCTAAAGTGTCAAAAAACTCTTGTAAGGTAATCATGAGTACCCTCTACGTTAAATATTTAGTTTACACTACATAAGAATCAATTGTTGATACATTGTCTTCCTTCTCACTTTCATAAACATTATTTTGGTCTTTATGCATGATCACATTATCACTTGGTCTCCATACTGTCAAACTACTCAACATAGAAATAGTATCTATAAAGTCATCGTGTTTACTCTTCATACCGCTCGGAGAAACTAATTGCAACTCATTTATGCACTCTTGCATTGGAGGGGTGTCTTTTAATTCTAAAGGAAGATACATTTTTTTAGCCTTGAACCAAGGAACAACAATATTAAATCTAACCATTTTATGGGAGTTAGGTCTTATGCCCGGCTGGTTACTATTATTGTCAGTTGCGAGCATAAAATAAATATTACGATCCATCATTTCACTTTGGATCCAGGGTATAAATCCACCTTGCTGGCCACTCACCTCAACACCTACTGTCTGGGGTTGCCACTTCTGAGCCAACCTAAATAAGTCATCAATGTTATGGTTCATTAACTGCTTTTTACAAATGCCATCGATCCAAAACCAAAAGCCTTTATTATTCAGGGCCCACACCGATATAACAGAAAAATCACTAGAACTCTTCTTACTGGTGGCAAAATCAGTAGTAATATAATAATTAAAGGCCCCTAAATTATTTAAGATCATTTCATGTTTATACCAACAAATATCTGAATCCTGGATTAACCTGTCTTCCTGAGACATAATTCTCAACATTAACTCCTGGTTAAACGCACTGATCTCACCATTCTCTGAGAGAGTATCATACTCCTGCTGTACAAAGTCAAAGGTAAACCTGTCCTCCCAAGCGCCTTTAAAGTCCTCTCTGGCACAGGGAAACTCTTCACAGATCGGATATACTCTGGTATTCCAACCACTACTGCCTGCAGCTTCATATAATGGGTCTCTTTGATTAAAAGGGGTACCGGTCCATATAACCATACGCTTAGCAGGATGCATAGCCTGTCGAGCAGCTTTATATATAATATTCTTTATATCCCGGGTAATAGTAGCTGATTCAGCATTCTTATCACTCATTAAATCGTCAAAGCCTGCCCAGGATGGCCTGGTCCCATATTCTTTAAATCCTCTCACACCGGTACTGGCCCCGAACCCTCTGACACAAAATCTATGGCCGGCAGCATTAATAAACTCCCATCGGACATCAGTAAAGTTTGCAGTAGGAATATAAGTTTTTAAGAATTCAGAATTATTATACCTGAACTCTAAATTCTTACGCATACTCTTAATACCGTTATCAATGGTGTCACTGATATACATTGCCACTGACACCTCACCAAAATCAAAGAATTCACCATATACTGCAATATATAAAAACATGTACTCATGTAGAGCAGTCGTTTTGGCACTGCCACGGAAAGACACAAATAGATTATTATTATTAGCATTTATATTATCGAGCATATCCATATGGAAGACAGGTGACTTATTTTCTTCACCTTCAGTACCATTAACTAACTTAATAAAAGTAATATAAGCCAGTGCTTCTTCTGACGGGACATAATGCTCATTGAAAAAAGAATAATTAACTTCATTAAGTAATTTTTCTAAAGATGGGTTATCTTTTAATTTATCAGTCATCATTCACCAACGTACTCTCAGCAATGGTCTTAACTGAGTGTGAACCATTAAGAATAAGCTCTTGCTGTTGCTTAGCTAATTTGAGAGTAGTTTCTCTTAAAGTCCTGATAGAGTCATCCTGTTTTACTGTAATATCTAACTCCAGTTTAGAGGATTCTGGGGGTTTCAAATGAACCATTACACTGTTGGCTGCATCAGATCTTACTTTCTCTGACTTGGCATGATGCATCAGGTCAACTTGAGTATTCAAAGCATCCTGGTACGCGGGGGCATTCAGTACATGAAAGGGTACTAGTGTCTGTTCAAAAATAAGATTAACTAATTTACTCTTGTTATAGGCAGTGGTGTAACTCGCAATATCCTTTTGAGCTACACCATCTGCCAGAAAGCCTACATACTTATCCGGAAAGGTTTTGATGTAAGCATCTTTATTTGTATGACCCAATAACTTAAAACTAACATATTTCACTGCACTGATATAGCTGGTCATCTTAAACCGGCCTTCAGTCATCACATTGGTATAGCTTAACAGGTTCTCTCGGAAATGTTCCAAAGCCTCCGGATTCATCAGCATATCATTAATATCATCAATGATCTGAGGATTAACTAATTTCTTAACCGTTACCGGTAGTGCAGCTTTAAATTGTTCTTCAGTTATTGGGTCCATGGTTTATCCTATTTTATAATCATCCAATCATCAGCCAGCATATCAGTCTGTGAAGCTAACCAGCCTGGTAACCATTTCTTATCAGCAGTCCACATTGCAATATACGGAAGCGTTACAAGGGGTGTGTCTTCACCAATCCATTTTGCGGTTCGATCATTAACCTTTCTATCTGTCCCTTGTGTTGAGAAAGGAGGTAAAGTCATTCCAGTCATAAGTACCAACCACATATCTTTACCATTCCAACCTGCCCGGGCAACCTTATGCCCAGTTTTAAGTGCTGCAATAGCTGTTCCAAAGGTCATAGAATCTTCAAGTGATTTATAAGCTGCCTCAAACACATCCATTGGGCTCCATGAGATATAATGACAACCGCTTTCCAAGGGTCCATCAAATTTACCCTTAGCATTTGAGTAACCAACCATATAGCCATCAGCTAATGGTTCATCCGGAACATCCATTCTCTGTGAATCACAGTAATCTCCACGAGTCATAGGTGTTGCTTTAATAATTTTTGTACCAATAAACTTTTCCATCTTTCCTCCTAAGCTGGTTCTAAATTATCTTCAAAATACTTACGGGCCACATACCACTGGTCAGCATGATTCTGTGGATTCCGGGCTACCATACCCATATCATTTTCAGGGTCATCTACTTCAGCTACTGAAATATCTGTTAAATCTTCTCCTTTTACATAAGGACGCATCTCAGATAAACCTTTTCTTTTGTACTGTTTAAATTCTTCCATCTTTCCTCCTCCTTGGGTTAGTGTATAGGGTAAGTATAGTCAAACATTTCTTAAAAGCAAGTTTTTTATTTTTAACTCTTTTAATTCTATCTCTAATTCCTTTAAAGTATTAAAAATAAAACCATCCTTTCGTTTTGGGAGTTTAACTTTAAAATCAATACGATCCATTGGGTAATTATAGCGTTGATCAACTTTAAAATTGTAATAACCAAATTGCTGTAACAACCGTCTAAAAGGCAAAGTATTTTTATATTTAGCATCAGCTATCATAAAGAATTCCCCTCTATTTTAAAAGCATCTATAGTAAAATTAGCATATTGGGGCTTATTTACCTTATCCAGCAATAGGTCTTTCATCTTTAATTCGTTATTATGTTTTTTAACAGCCTCAATACATTCTTCTTCTGAACCAAAAATATAAACTAACAGCATACCTAAAGACTCAACGTATGCATGGCATGCACAGCTGGAGTCTTCTTTGTAAACACTGGCCCCAGAACGCTTATGCTTCACAGCAAACAAGCAGTTCCTTTCCCACTTCTTATCCTGGAATAATTCACGGTTATCAATCATTAAATTCCTTTGGTTTAGTTTATTTAAAATAATATTTTTTATTTATACCCCTTGGGAATACACTACGCAATTTACGCCGGACTCTCGCTGCGCTACGCTTGCTCGCCCGGTCTCATTGCTCCGTATTCCCTGCGGGTAATGGGGGTTGGTGTCTTACTATATAATATTTATTTTTCATTGGTTAATTCTCCTTTATTCTCCCACTGTTCAAGCACATCATCAAAAGTAGAGAAATCTGATAGAACTGCCCGGGGGTTAATCAAGTAATGCTGCTGTTTAATCCGTCTAACTAATCCCAAACCCTCAAGGGCTTTGTAGGCCACACTTAACCGATTAATAGCAACTTTACCCTCTGGCCGGTAAACAGCAATATTAGTGTAAGGGTCTCTTGAATCAACCAACTCCCACCATAGCCAGGCTACCTGCTTAGACATAGCCTGAATGGTCTTATACAAATGTGGGTAATTCTTAACTCTGGTTTGGTAACGCATATTCCCTCCAATACAATCATAAGATGGTGTTACTACTTTATGCTTAACCTTCCGGCTAATATAAACCTCTTCATCATCTCCGATAACCTCTACAAACTGTGTCATAGTTTATCCCCTTATTTTATGGATAAACACAGCATACCATATAAAACATGTAAGTCAAGGACTATTTTCCCATAAAAAGTGTGGTAAGAAATTGTTCATAACTATTTGAAATTATTAGTGATTCGCAGATTGGTGACGTCTATATATATATTATTTGCGCGTACATGCGCGCGCGTATATAAGAGCATGCTGCGCATACCCATGTTTCGCTACGCTCAACTAAGAGCAACTAAAACTGAACCAAAGAGAAAGAACACAAGATCGGTAGATCTGTAACCGATTATTAAGGGTGCGCCAGAGGCGCGTAAAAAGAAAAAGGACCGAGTTTACCAAGCCCGATCCTTTTTCAACAACCACTAACCAAAAGGAGTTT